CTTTCACCAGGCAGCAAGGCCGTCGAAATTATAACCCTCGACATATTTTTAATAGGACACTGGTTCTTATGGATGACGCTCTCCCTCGCAAGCGGACAGGAGCCCATTTCAGTGAACAACGAGCATGCAAATCGTGCATGAAGAGACCATTTGGTAGAATACACGCGCTGAGGACACAGCGCGGCGCGGGCTACTCCCGCAATGGTTAAGCGGCCAACGAATTCATGCCCACCACAGTGAGATCATAAAGCAGGCCACCAACGACGGTATTGTTGAACGTCAACGTAGTACCAGAAACAACATTCAACACTACAGTGTACGTAGTTATTGTAGTAGCACCACCAGCAATGGCATCACCAGCGGCAGCACCAAACGTAGCACCATAATATGAAGTAACCAAACTACCAGTAGCCGACACCGCTGGATTACCAGCAGGAGTGTTGGTGGTAGAAGTGGTCGAATAATTAACCATATATCGACCAGGTACATTAAACGTGATTATTTCACCGGTTGCAGGCACGGTGGCAATACCACTATTGGAATTGGCACCAACAGTTTGATTAGGAAAACTGTTGGCAGTAGTTGGCGTGGTACCAGTAATATGCAACACATTAGACAACGCCACCATGCCACCAGGCGGTAACTGGGGCGTGAATAGCGTAACATCATAATGTATCCACAACTTGGCCCACGGCACTGCTGTTCCATCGGTAGTCGTCACAAATAAGTTACCAGCATCATACGTCTTAACGTCAGTGCTTGCAACCGCACCAAAACGGATGAACTTCTTTCCGTTAGGGTGCAACCGGGACCCCGGCATAGTGCAACGAATTGTTTTCCACGGTGCGTCTTCACACAAGTCCTTGTAAGAGGACTCACTGAATTCATCCGTGGGTGCAGCATCTGAGGCATCATAGTCGGGGCACAACTGAATGGAACCCGGAACATTGGAGCCGGTACGCGTAAGCGATTCGGCAACAATACTATGCCACTGATAGGTCTCCCACCCGACAGCCTGGGTGGGCAACCACTTTAAAAAGGTGGTCATACCTGGATTCAGCGGAAACGATCCTGCAACGGTGTAATTGACTGATCCCGAGACGTTCATTATTAGCTCCTTGTGGCTAATACGGACCCAATCTTTACCCCTGGTAATCTTTGGCTCTGTTTGATGAACACCCTGAGAATAAGCGGCCGCGACGCTTGGCGGACCCTTAGCAATGGTAGCGCGACCTTTCGCTTGGCGCGCAGTAGAACGGGGAACAGCCGCTCTAGACTGTTTCATACTGGCAATCGACGAATGCAACTTCGCCAACGACGCAGTTAGGCCTGCGATGGCCCCGTTAGGAGTTTTCCTCTTCCCCTGGTTCGAACTCATTTTCAATATCTGCACGTTCATCGAAACAATGCACTACAATATCGTAAAACCCGACCGCACGCGATCCAAAGTTAACAATGAATAGGCAATGGAAAAGCTTGGTGAGAGCGTTCCAACAAAGTTTCCACAACTCGGCACTGATATTATGATAAATGAATTTTGTCAATTCTGACATAGTAGCAAGAGCTGGGCAGTTAGACCAGCAAATCAATAAAACTGTAGGAGGCCTCAACCACAGATCACTGATTACTTTTCAGGCTAATAGACGCCAATCCGTCTTGCGGGTGTGTGCACTCTGCTTTTAACTGACTTGTGACAGTCACCGCACATCAATATGACAGCAGTGGTAGCATTACACGGGTTTATTGGCTGGTCGCAATGACACACACACCAAAACCCGCGGGTTGTACTCAACCAGCGTGCACACTACTACGTATTGTCCTTGGAATCGTCATCGGTATTGAAATCCTTTGACAAGTCCACAAACGTCACACGTTTGGCCACCCTAGTGGCATGGACAGGTAAACTCTCATCATCACAGTCACCATTGTCAACCTCCAAAGGGCTGAAACTGTTGTGCAAGCTGAGACTGACGGCGACAGGGGCCAAAGCACGTGGGACAATGTCCACCGTTGTGCTAAGAACCTCCGTCCAACCATCATCATCAGGCTTCACGCCATCAATGGCCATTGCTCTGGCAAGAGGAGCATAGTCAACCACACACGGGAGAGTGGTTGCACGAGACAGTAACGCAACATACTGCTTCTCGTCGTCTCTGGTCAAGCCGTACACAGCTTCCAACATACTGTACGTCTCATCCGAAGGCATATGCTCACGGGCTACAACTGGATTGTGCAAACGACTACGCTTCATATCAGCAGTGTAATGGGGTCTTACCGACTCAGTCAAGGTACGACACCGTTTCAACAACTCGCCTATGAAGGGCACAAAAGAACAGTCATTCCATCTGGACAATACGTCGGCTCGAACCAAACGCGTTTCATCCATGTTAGGTGGAGGATTGACGTAATAGCCAAACTTGGCCAACACACGCCCAATCTTGGGTGCCAACACCCAATTACCCCCAACAACCGGCCAAAGCCGGCAAGATAGAAAACTGCACTTCATCATGGCATCTGGGCCACGATGAGGTTGTAACTCCAACACTAGTCCAAGCTTAGCATTAAGATCAACTTGGGGTACCTGGTCCAAAAACGAGGTTCCAATATCTAGACCATCATCACCCATCACAAACACCTTGATCTTGTGAGACTCAAGAATGTCAATAGGATCGACGTCCATGACGTCCGCATCTACCAACTGACAATGTGTGTAACAAATATTGAAGGTCTTAACTAAGCCTTGGAGAACTGAATTACCACAAGATGTGTTCTGTCTGCCCGATGAACGGGTACCAGCAACACAATACTTGTTGCCCCATTTGTCTTCGCCTTCGGTGTAAGTATCCTCGGCAAAAGCATTTGTGGCATCCCGCGACGCACCCGCCAACTGGTATATATGGGCCTCCGTGTTAAGGAAGCGCTCATGTATTGTGGTGTCATATCTGGCGTAATCACCCTCATCCGCACACGCAACTCCTGCCTCAATAGCAGCCATTTGCATGAGATGTCCCAGGCCCTCTCCGGTCCTAGTGGCAGCATAGCAGATCGGAAACGTATCACCGTTCCAGATATCAACCAACCGTTTGGCAAACGCATGCGCAAACGGACCAGTACGCACGCAGTGCTCAGCACTAGAGCTCTGTATCATGCGGGGCGTGAAGTCATCCACGCCATATTGGGTACTTTTCATCAATGCCTCAATTTTCACGAACATGCCTCTACGTCCCGTGCGCGGCACAAAGCCCGCACGCATACGCGCACGTGCACGCTCAAGAGCACCTCTCTGAGCCATGCAAAATCGTGAAGCCCACGCCTCAAAGGACTGCGGTCGCACAGGGGCGGCACGCAGACCAGGGAAGAGTGAGTCGAACCACCGGCTGATCCATTTATCGAATAGATCATAATAGCCGGCATCAAAAACCGCCTTGATCGGAGCATCTGCCACATGCGTAGATTGTACGCCAGCACGTGGTTTAAACTCCATCTTCACCAAATCACCTGCATGATATGGTTGGGGTTTGAGTCCTCTCCCCACAATCGCAGACAAGCTGCTATGGGCGGAGTTGGATGGAACAATTGGTATACTCATGGTACTCACTATGCCTGCTACAGCAAGTGGCATTGTCTCTTTTCGCTGCGTTGGATCCGCGACAACCAACGTGGCCGTGTTGTCGCGGGGCAAATTGAGAATTTCATCAATGGACTTTGGCGGATCCGAGGCAGGGAGACGCTGTCGTGAAACAGGCACAACTTGTGTGCATGGAGGATTGGACGATCTATCCGCCTTGTAGCGGGTAAAAGGTGACACTCCACTCGACGCACTTTTAGTTAAATGCGCCAACGTAACACCAACAGCGGCCCCGGCAGCAGCCACAGGAACCAGTCCGGAGGCAGCAATAGCACCTAAGCTAATCGCTCCCACCGCAACAGCACACCCTGCCACCTTCTTCCAGTTCCAAACATGTTTGAACTGCAACTGAAGTGCATCTGAGTGTACTTTTAACTCGGGTAAGAGTGGTTCCAGTAATGAATACATGGCCTCACTCTCTCTGACCACGCTACGCACGAAAGCCAAACAACAACAAGCAAACACGGCTTCTGCAACACGTGTAGGTGGTAAGTTGTAGGCCCCAGCCTTGTAGCGAGCGTGACTCAGTAGCGCCTTTAACGAATCTGAATCACGTACCCTCCCCATCATGTACAACGATAGTTCACCAACCAGGCCCTTGGGACAGAGCATGGGAGTGGAATCACTGAATCGAAAAACAGCAATTACAGGTCCAAAAGAATACAT